ACGAAAGCTACAGGAGCTCAATCTTCCTATGACTTTTCACCGTACTCCCCCGGCGACGTGCAGTATGCACGACCGGATACGCAGCGACGGAAACGTCCAGCAAATGTCACTGAGTATTCTTCTTTGACATCCTTCGGAGGCCATTTTGAGCAACGGGTTTACTACCCGCCAATCAGTTTTACGGCCGACTACGGAAGCTATTTAGCGACGTATCAAGACTGGGAATCATCCCAATTTGCTACCGTTGGATCAGTGGGACCTCCGGCTACCCCTGATTGGCAGACTGCACTTCGTCTGCAAATCAAGGACCAAAAGGTCAACCTGGCCAACGCTCTGGCAGAAATGCGCCAAACGCAGGGGATGTTTGTCCAGAACGCCGCGGCTATAGCTGATGCTTTCCGCAACCTGAAACGAGGGAATGTGCCTGGGGCTTTTAGGGCCCTTGGGTTACCCCCGCGTCAACTCCGAGGTACCATCGCTAACCGCTGGTTGGAAATGCGGTACGGATGGTTACCACTCCTCTCTGACCTTCACGGGTCGGTCGAAGAGTTACAGACGGCATTTAATCGGCCGTGGTTTCGGAAGATTCGTGTCAGAAAGGTGGCAGAACGTCGGATTAGATCTGACGGGATGCCGCTCTATAATGGCACGAAGACTTACTCTGACAATCAGTACAAAACGGTTGTTAAAGTAGTGGCGTACGTTCGTGGGAATCCTCCCACGAGTACTCGTCTCGGGTTCACGAACCCTCTGACTGTTGCGTGGGAACTTACTCCATACTCCTTTGTGGTCGATTGGTTTATCCCAATCGGAAACTGGCTGAATGCCATGGATGCGGATGTTGGAACCACCAGCTGTTACGGTACCGTGACGACTAAGGATACTGTGATTGGTACTAGTTCCCTAGGGGCCTATGCGTACATGCGCACGTATGGGCGCTCCGTTTTTTCTGGAGTGCCTGAACTGCCATTACCAAGGTATGAACCATCCCTGGGTGTAACAAGAGTCGCAAACGCCTTAGCCCTTCTGTCCCAAGTGTTCAAGGACGACAATCCGTCGTCTACACGAAGGCCAGACGGCTCTGGGAACAAACGGAGCTCACCCGGTTACTCTAACTGGAAAGCCCCTACCCGGCGCCGCCTCGGACTCTAGGTCCGAGTTTGTGGTTGAACAACTTACACGGAGTGTTTCTCCATGCCTGCTGTTGATAACCTTACCGTCAATGACGGTGCAGCGACTCCTGTCGCAGTCACATTCCACCCGGAGAGTGTTTCTGGTGGAAATGCTACGTTCCGAGACGACCGGAATGGGATCAGCGCGCTGATGCCACGCATCATCGTGCAGTTCTCACCCGCTTCGGCCAACAGGCCGTCGAACAGAGTCTCTTTCAGGGTGAACTACCCTGTCAAAAAGACCGTGGACGGTGTCGAAATGCTGGACAAAATCCTGCGTTCCGAAACCAACTTCGTCCTGCCCGACGGTGCGACGACGCAGGAACGCAAAGATCTTCTTGCGTTCCACGTCAATGCCTTGAGCAATGCTCTGATTAAGAGCGTTGTCGAGGATGTGTTACCCATCTATTAACACGATGGCTACCCGCAAACAATCGGAGGGATACCATACCCCCCGACGGAG